GTGGCCTCATTGGTAACAGCCTCCACGTTCAGCGTGGTGTAAATGGCTGTGTCTAGGTTTACTCGCAAATTAGCCATCAGTTAAACCAATCGAACCTGTTGCCCGTATCCTGGGGTTTCAAGTTCTTTCATTAGTTGCCCTATGGCTTCCCTGAAACGGGGGGCTTCTGATTCAAGGGCCGGAACCATGAATGGCCTTGCCCGCATGTAGATGGTTCCGAATTCAATAAAGGGAGAATATTCCGTTACTGGCCCGACACGCCATTCCAGGTTCTCAGCCCGCATGAGATTGCCCACTGGTTTAGCTTCAATAGTATTCATGGTGGTTCCCGTATCTATGGCGGGCCATGCGGCTATGCGTTCCTTGCCACCCTTCTCCACGTTCCTAGCGGCAAGCTCTATCGTCTGGGTCACCCGACTTCCCAGTTCCCGCCAGCGTGGGTTCAATGTAACTTCAATTTTCAAATTCATCTCGAATTCAGCCAAAATAAAAACCCCCGATTACCCATATAAGGGCAACCAAGGGCTTCCATGAGCCTCCCATGCCTTCTTTATCCCCACCAGCGTTCAGGCCGCTTTTGGGCCTCCGTGGGCCTCTAAGGTAGGGTTCTATTCAGTTATCGCCTACCGGCACATCAATGTAACCACCCTGGCCGTCAGGCTTCAATCGTACCATTGACGTCTCGGATGCGAATGTAGTAACAGCCTGGCATCGACGGCATTTTATTTCAACTTGGCTACTCCCTTCCAGCCGGATGCGGGCCAGTAAACTGCGGCATTCCGTGCGCCTGCACCGTGCCTCATGTAGCCCTACAGACGGCGCATCTGGCATCGCTTAGTGGCAATCCATGATTTGCCTGCGTCAATAGATTGTACCTCAAAAGTGCCACTGGCATGAACCACTTTGTCCGTTTGTTCGATGGATTGATTATAGGCCACCGTCAAGGTGAAATCCGCTTGTAGGTCTTGACGGCCCGTGCTGGCTACTTCCCTGCTACTTCCAGCGGCAAGGCGGGCGGGAATATCCTGATAGGCATCTGCCCATGATTCTGTGAACCCACCCTGTTGGTCGCTGGCTAGGCTTTTACGCTGGATGTTGATGGTATCCGGCATGGCTTTACGGGCTTCCACCCGCATGTACTGCAAATCGGTTGCCTGCAATAGTTCATTAACCATCGGAATATCGCCCGAACTGGCCAGTGCCGGAATCCAATATATTCAACCCAGTTACCTCGTCAGAATCCGTGTAAACGGAATACCCATCCTTTCGGCGAGGCATCACCGTCGTGGTGGCGGATGCCTTGCGGCGCAGGCGTTTGGCCTGCATCATATACATCTGCGTCACGGCTCCTTTCTGGAAACTGGCCCCATCCGCCGAAAATGTATAGTCCCTGGCGAACCGCACCGCTAGGGTTTCACACGCCCTGGCCGCTGATTTCAGAACGCTATCTCCTTCCTGGGATAGAAAATCATCAATCTCAGCGTCTTGGAATAAGGCACGGCTAGAATCGGTATCCCCAATTTCCAACCGTACCCTATCCCTATCAGCCGTACTGCCGCCAGTGTAACTGAAAGCCATCAGACCCTCACAAATATCGTCAGTGTTAGGGCATCAGTCAGGGCATCGGAACCAGCTAGTTCCACCAGCAGATTACCGTGGATGACGGCTGGAACGTACGCTCCTGTGATTGCCGAACCAGTATTATCATCCATCTGGATGCCGGGATAATACCAAGCGTCGGTGGCACTATTGGTGATGGTCAATAATGTCACCGACACCGGGTCGCCTGGGGAAGAAAGCGTGGTATCCGTGGTGCTTGGTGCGCTGGCGTGAAAATTCAAATAGGCAGCTAGCAACTCGCAGTACGGCAAGGCAGTTACCAATGAACCGGTGGCCGAAGCGGCGGAACCTGTGGTGCTGACTTTGATTATGTGCCGTTCAATAGCCATTAACGACCAGCATAGTAAACAACTACCACATCAACGGAGTCGCCATCATCAGCCTGGCTAACCGTTATCTTGATGTTATCAGCGACGCATACCTTATCATACACTTCATTGGTGCCGTCATAGGTAATGTCAGCCGCAGACTCGTCATCCAACTTGTGACGAGGATGGAACCAACCATCAGTAGTGGCATTGGTCAGAGTCAAAATAGTTAAAGCTGGGCCATTGTTCCCAGCCGTAGCCACCACGAGGTCGGTAGTTGCTGGGGGCGACCCGTTATAGGTCACCCCGATAGAGCAAATTTGGCCTACGACGACATGGCTTGACGTATTATTGTTAGTCGACACCCCTGCGCCGCCAGCGGTGGTGCCGCTATTGATTGAAACCGATTCGTAGCCGTACATCTAACCCTCCTAACTATCGATAGCGGGCAAGACATATCCAGAAGCGGTGTCAGTTGCGCTTCCTAAGTTATCAAACTGCCGGACACCATCAGCATCAACTAGAATTTCCGAAGCCGTGTCAGCATGACCGATTCTGTTATGAGCAATGAGGCCGGTATTATCGGCTGTGTCGCTGTCAATCAAGAGGTCACCGGCGGTGTTCAATCGGTAAATATGGTTATAGGTAATTTCACAATCGGTGGCGTCCTTCCCTGTGGCTACAGAGATAATCGCCTCAGAGTTAGCAACGCCTAATCGGATGTAGTTATTATTGAACACTAGCCCAGCGATGTCGCCACCAACTTCAATAATCGCATCATTACCTGTGTCAGGTGAAATCACGACGTTGTTGGTGAACTCCAACCTGTCGCAATCGTTATCGCCCGTTGTGCATTTAATCAAGTCAACGAAGTTCATATTAACCGCAGTATCCACGAAACGACACTTGTTAACTACAAAACCAGCCGCACTGAGGTCGAAGACCTCAGCAATGTCAGCGAAGTTCATCGAAAAGATACAATTATGAATCTGGGTATCGGCAGCAGTCACGTTAATGTCTGTCGTTGTCGCCGTATCTAGTGTTATGGTAGGGCGGCTGTTGCCTACCCCCATACCGATAACCGTTACGCCCGCAACGTCGAATGTAATAGCGGCGGCTGCGGAAATGGTTTCAGTGTGTCCAGGGGCGACCAGAATCACGTCGCCGTTGTTCGCCGTACATTTGCCGATAGCACCGTCAATGGTGGCCGCTGGCTGTTTTGGATTGGTTGCCGCATTGTTATTGCTTGCGGCATCTGCGCCACTGTCTACATGGTAGACATTGCCGGTGGTCAATAAAGGGCTGCCAATGCCGCCAAGCCCCTCAACAGGGATTCCACGGCTTTTGACCCCACTAGGAAAGTTAGTAGGCATTACCAGTTCCTCCTATTAGGAACCAGTGGGGAATAACAGGGCTGTGGTACTGCTATCCCCCACCAGTTTGCCTTAGATTATTAGCCGGGATTTTGGCCGTATATCCACCGCCAGTCAGTCCAACCAATACCGTATCTCATATAGCCTCGGAATTTTGCCGTGAGGCCATCGAAATCTTCGGCTTCGGCGAACTCTGGTTTAATGCGCCATTGCCAAATCAGGTGTTGCTTCATCAGCGTGGAGTCAATCAGAAACCACGCATTGCTATCGGTTAATCTATCCCAGACCACAGGGCGGAAACGGCCAGCGAACATGTTGACATCATACTGGGCCGAGCCTGGCTCGTAGATGGCACGTTCGCTGACTATTTGAGTTGCATCCCGTTCCAACTCCGGTGGCACCAGCAGCATATCTGGGTTGACCCCCAGCAACTGGTCTTTATCGTCCGTCAAGTTCCGCATGGCCTGTCTGGTCGTGTCGAGGTTACCCAACGTCAAGGCCAGAGTTCCTTCATTGGATTGGGTGTTGTTGGTATTAGCAGGGCCGTGCGGGTGGGCCGTACTTAGTAAGGCCACACTATCAGCCCCGTTGGTGGATGCGCCCATCCGGTTCGTACCGGAATCGGTAAACCCATTGATGAATATATTGGCGGCATCCGTTTCGATAGTGGTGTTGAACGAATCGGACATATTGGATGCCCTGCGACGAATCTGGTTAAACTGGTCATCGTCAACCAGCCGCCGTTCAACTTGCATCCCCATCGCAAATTCGTAGTTGCGAATGTCCGTCCGGTATCCCGCATCAAAATCGTGGTAGGGAACGGTGCCATCAAACGGCGGCACCAAACCCTGTGCGCC